CCGTTACAGACACTAGCCAGAGGAATCCCGCTCGCGGTATTCCTCGTGTTTGCATGGGTAAAGCTCCCATTAGCGCTCGACACCCGTTCGGGGTCGACGCTAACCAGGCAACTTCCCCCATGGGTCACTTCCGCGCCGTGTACACGGCTTGCGTTGGTGACTCTCAAGGAAGAGTCAGGAAATTCCGAAAGGGAGAGACTACCCGCCTCTTAGGTGGGGTCTCTTCCTGGGACGCATTCTGCGCATCCATTTCTGGGTGCAAAGTTTGGTCCCTTCGTTCGGTAACAGATAGGCGTAGGCGGTTCCGACTATTCTGGCTGTCGGTCCGCCGGAAGGTGATCCGCATTGGATTTTTCCAAGGGGTCGAAAGGGCACTCGCTGAGCTGAAGTCGTTTTCGACTGAAGCCCGCGACTGCTGGCTAAAGGGGCGCCGTCCGGTCCATTTCTTCTGGAAGTCTCTTCCAGAGAAATGGTTCACGGCGAACGCCATCGCGCAGGCTTCGTACATCGGCCGCTCCCTCCCTGTAGGGGGGAGGCGGCAAGTGACTGAAGCCCTCGCGGTTCACAAGCTCGACTTATTGTCGGAGCATGTGACGGAGAGCCATATCCTTTCTTCCCTAAAGGAATACTCGTTGCGGTGGGCGCGTAGGTACCTCAAGAGCGGTCCATGTCTGTCCGACGTGCTGGCTTTTTCAACCGGCTCGTCGGCGACGTTTTCGAGGACCCGACGTGTCGGCGGTTTCACCGCCGACCTCGTCGAGAATCTCGACTTCGTCGTACCAGACGTGGACGCTCCTGAAGGTTACCCCCCATTCCCTGCGATCTTAGGGCAGATTAGAGTCGCTCTCGCGGCTCTTTCTCAGACCTGTGGCCGCAGGGCCCGCGTGACGGCAATCCGTGAGCGCGGACTTAAAGTCCGCATTGTCACGGCTTGCGAGCCTTCGGCCCTTATTTTAGGGCACTTGGCTCGCCGCCGCCTTGCGCGGGGGCTCAAAAGATTCCCCTACACTTCTGCCACCTTAGCCGGTGACATGAAGGCCGGGATACCTGAGTCCATCGGGGGCGCCCGCGGAATGATCGTGTCCAGTGACCTCCGGGCAGCGTCCGATCTCGTGCCGTTCGATGTGGTTAATTCCATCGTCGAAGGGCTACGAGAGTCGGGGCGCCTGCTCCCGATTGAGATCGAGGGGCTCGTGCGATGCACAGGCCCCCAGTTTGTCGTCTGGCCGGATGGTCAGAGCGAGTGGAGCCGTCGAGGGATCCTAATGGGTCTCCCGACGACGTGGTCGATATTGAATATCTACCACGCCTTTTGCTGGGATTCGAGGTATAATCCTCCGATCCCAGGGAGGGCTTGGCCCGCCCATTCGTACTGTCGTACGTTTGGCGACGATCTCATCGGGGTCGATACTCCGCGAGGGATTGCTCTCTATGAGAGCATGCTCGTGCGTACCGGTTCCGAGATCAACGAGAGGAAACATTCCGTTTCACCTTCTAGGGGAGTGTTCTTAGAACGTCTATGGGAGTTCTCGGTTACGAGGCACTATGTGCCCCGCTTCGCGGCCTGGTGGCCGACGAAGGAGATCCTCCGTAGAGGGGAGAAGCCGTCACGGCACGGGGAAACCCGTTGCCGCCGATGGCGGGTGTCCATCATACGCGGAGCGTCGTCGCCGGACGTGACCCCGTTAAGGGGTCTCGTCTCGAACGACGGCAACTTCCGCGGAGTGAAGGACGCCCCATCGTGGTGGGTCGCAGGGCCGACGGAGGTCGCGGCGCGAGGTCCTCGTAAGAGGATCTCCGCTATCGCTCGTTCTGTCGCTCCCGGCCTCCCATCGATGTTTCGTAAGGCTGGCATCCAGCCTTACCTCCCACGTGAGCTTGGGGGGGCGGGATTGATCCCGCCGTCCGACAGCTCTGCGCGTTCTATTTCTCGTTTCATGAGGAAGACGGCTGCGCGAATGTTGTTCGCGGAGCGTCTTCCATCGACACTCCTTCGGGTCTGGAACGATTCCGTTCCAGGCCCGTGGCGCGAGTACGCGAGGATGGACGTCGATTCTTGGATGGAGTCTTCTGACTTCGCCGTGAACCCGACGACCGATCTTGGATCGGATTGGATAGATATTGGCCGGCCTGACGAGGTTCGTCAGCGGCTAATAAACCTTCAGTCCGCCATCATGGAGACCATGATGGGCCCGGATTCGGGATCCAAGCGGTACCCGACCATTTATCAACTTTCCGCCCGGATCCGCAAGTCGCTTAAAGCGCTTAATCGGAAATGGTTGGACGTTGAACCAATGGATGGGGACTGCCTCGCGATCATGAAGCGGATCAACGAGTCTTTGGCCTCGGGTACACTATGTGTTCCAGAGATCTCGTCGTTGATCACTCCCACGGCTTCGTACAATGCGTACTTAGCCGAAAAGCCTAACTGTTCTTTCCTGAAAGTTTGGCGGCAATTTGCCATTGCCGCCCTCTCCAGGGAGTCCGTGGATGGTATAGATTCTATACTTCCCGGTGTT